AGTCAATGGACGGTTTTGGATGTGATCTACAGGATCAATCTTCGTCACTACCAGGCCAAACCAAATGCTTACGGCTCAGGCCCGTATAAAGGCCACGCTTTGGATGGTCAGGCTTGTCGCGGCCTTCGTGCAAATAGAGCATCTCAAGCCAGGTGACTCTATTGTTCTGAGATTCGATGTCCGTAGCCCCGTAAGACGCGGACATCATTGGATCAGGTTTTTGCATCAGCTACCTGCGGTGATTGCTGCGTTAAGAGGAGCAAGATCTTCTGTTGTCCAGTAGGTCTTGGCAACCATCAACTGCAGGTGCTCGACATTGCGAGCAACTGTTGCTGTCTGGTCAGCATCGCGGGCGCTAAGTGCCATCAGGTCAGTGATGACAGTGACGGAATCCAAAGCTGCAGAATAGTTTTGGGCAATTTCTGCAGCGGTCAGAGTTTCTTCGGGCATTGTCTTGTAAAAAGTAGAGGTCAGATGCCTGCAGCATCCAGTCTAGCTTTGAGCGCAGTATTTTCTGCAGACAGTTCCTGCACCGCTTTTACCAGCGGCATCACGAACATCTCGTAGCTAATGCCTTGGATGTCTTCATTGTCAGTAGTCCAGCCAGCAAAGTCAGTGACGTTGTGATCATCAAGAGCTTGCTTTACTTCTTGAGCAATAAAGCCGTACATCTTGTTGGTGTAGTCAGCTTCAGTCTTGTCTGCGTTGTAACCAGAAAAGCTGGTGTCAAGCTCAGACGGTGCCTTCCATTTATAAGTAACTGTTCTTAGGTCATTAATAAAACCAAGGCCCAAATCAGCATTGGTTTGAATGTCTTTCTTTAGACGAACATCAGAGCTGCGGGTCCACGATGCGTTTGATGTGAACTGGTTATAGACGCGGTTGCCTGACTTGCCAAAAGTAAAATAATTATCACCTATAGCCCCAATTACGACACCGATTGTAATTGAATGTTCTGTAGTTGATCCACAATCAGCGTCATAGCCAACGCAAATGTTTGCATCGCCAGTAGTAATTGAGTCGCCCGCATTTTTGCCAAGTGCAGTGTTGCTAGTGCCAGTGCTGACACTGTATAAAGCGTGTCGTCCAACGGCTGTCAAGTTAAAACCGGTGGTATTGGTGACAAGAGCTTGGTATCCCACAGCTGTGTTGTCACTGCCAGTAGTGTTATTTGCAAGAGCTTGCCGTCCAAAAGCTGCGTTATAACTAGCGGTGGTGTTGTCTTCAAGAGCTTCTTGTCCGCAAGCTGTGTTTAAAGTGCCAGTGGTATTGAGACGGAGAGCTTGGAATCCAACAGCTACGTTGTTACCACCAGTGGTGTTATTTCTAAGAGAGTTATAACCGACAGCAGTATTGTTATCGGCAGTTGTATTTCCGTTTAATGCTAGTGAACCAACGGCTACGTTGTAATCACCAGTGGTGTTGCTAGAAAGAGAGTTTCTTCCAGTAGCCGTGTTTTCAGTACCAGTGGTGTTTGATGTTAAAGATACATAACCGACAGCCGTATTATTACTAGCGGTAGTGTTTGCATCAAGTGCAAATGCACCAATAGCTACGTTCCCAGCGCCGGTGGTGTTTTCTTGAAGTGCACTGACTCCGGTAGCTGTGTTTGACGCTCCAGTGGTATTGGTTTGGAGAGCACTTCGCCCAACAGCTACGTTGTTACTAGCAGTGGTGTTGCTAGTGAGAGCCTCTCGCCCAACGGCAACGCAGTCATTGGCAGTGGTGTTGCTGTAAAGAGCGTGGTGCCCAAAAGCTACGTTGTTAGTCCCAGTGGTGTTGTTATGGAGGGCTCTGCTTCCGATGCCTGCGTTTTGAGCACCAGTTGTATTTACTTCTAAAGCCTCAAAACCTACAGCAGTATTAAAATTGGCCGTAGTGTTGTGTTGAAGTGCCTCTAACCCGATAGCGGTATTACTAACACCACTGGTGTTGTCTTCTAACGCTTCACAGCCGACGGCAGTGTTGCTGCTTCCGGTATTATTTTCTAAAGCAGATGTACCAACAGCAGTGTTTTGATTGCCAGCAGTGTTAAGAGTAAGTGCGTTGTGACCAGCAGCAACATTTTGATCTCCTGTCGTGTTAGCACCTAAAGCACTTTTACCTACAGCACTATTGCTAAATCCTGTAGTGTTTGCTGTTAAAGATTGATAACCAACAGCAGTGTTGTTATCAGCGGTGGTGTTTGCATCAAGTGCTTCCGCACCGACAGCTACGTTGTTAGCGCCAGTTGTATTTGCATTTAACGCATTATCGCCAACCGCCGTATTCGTCGCAACGTCACCCGCTCCACGGCCAACCGTGATCGCGTTAATCAACGCATCAGTGACTGAAAGCACCCCGCCTGTGGTTGTGCCGACCTCAAGCCAAGCGTTGTTAGCACTATTCCTCAGCTTTATTTTGTTCGCGCTGGTGTCAACCCAAATCTGATACGCATAAGTTGTCGATGGCGCGGAACTGCTGCTGTTTTGGCTAACGATTGCCGCAAGAGCGTTATTAAGATCGCTTCTCACGGCACTTCCGGTGCCATTTGCTACGACATAGTCATGGGTAGCCATTTCTTAGCCTGTTGTGGACAGCATTGGCCCCATACTAAACCGCCTTGCCATAACCCACCGCTGCATAGGTGAAGTTCCTATCAACATTGTTGTTACTGCCATCCAAAATATCTAGGTCAAACCCAGTGGCGCTGACATTACTGACGTTTAAACGCTCGCCATTGCCAAGGTTTTGAATCGTAACCGCAACGCTCGGCAGGTAAGCATTCGCTCCGCCAAGTGATGCCGTACCAGCAAAGAACGCTTTGTCAAAGGTCACGCTCTTGGTGCTAGTACCTGATGCCGTGGTGCCGTTGCTGTTTTCTTGCCGCCGCTGGAACGTCGCTTCGTAACCCAGCTCATCAACCAAAATGTTTTGCGCGATGTCAGAGCTGTTTAGCTCTGCCTTGAACTGAAACGCCCTGGCCTCAAACGTTCCAGAAATAAACTCCTGCCATGCGCTGTAAGTAGGAGTTCCCGATGGATCGTCAACAGTGCTCCTGAAATACAGCTTGGCATTGACAGCATCAGCTTCTGTTCCATCGAAATCGCTCCAGCTGTCTACCAATGCGGTACGTGCATCAACTGTGTCATTCGGGAAGAACGCACGAGTGACAAACCGCCGCTGAAGATCTAATGAGAATCGTGCGCCTAGATCTAACGTATTAACAAACTGATATTCAGCAGAGCTAAGGATGTCGCCTAAGAAGTCAAGCGACGTAATCGCATCAAAATCTGTCACAGCATCAAAATTACCGTTACCATCAATAATTAACGCATCAAAATCTCCAGAGTAAAAACAATCAGTCTTTGTACCTTGGAACGGCGGGCTGCCCTGATCTTCCCTACGGGTTTGAACAATTAAACGCCCCAACGTATCGGGGAACTGCATCAACACGCTGGTTGCGTTCGTGCTCTTGTTGCCTAGATCATCCTCAAATTTGGCGAATATCTCACCAGCAACTAATGGAACAATCGCTTCAGTTGAGTTACCACCAACAGCAGGAATCAGGTCAACAGAATTAGGCCAAGTGCCCGTTCCATCCGTCAAGCTGCTGTGCTTGATATGCACCAAGCCGTTGACCTTTACATCTAAGTCAACTGTTTGATCCCAGCGCAAGCGAGCACTGTTTGCACTGATCGGTTCAATCGATAAGTTCTGCACATCGCCAGGAGGCTCTGTTTTACCAACCAGAGTGAATGTTGCTAGGCTTGTTTTACTTTTCTTGCCAAGATAATTAAGCGCACTAATCTGAACCTTTAACGTTCCAGCCCTTAAAGTTCGCAGTGTTACCGATGGGTTTGATGTATTAATCGTCGTGAAATTATCCTCATCGAGCTTGTACTGAACAACAAACTCATTGGTGTTTCTTCTGTTGTGCTGCCAGCTCAAGTCAAAGCCGGTATGGACTGTTTGGCCCTCTTGGTATAAAAATTCAGTGCCAGATACAGCTTCTGGTGGATCTGGTATAGCACTTAAATTGCTAATATCTCGCGTTGTTAGCGCAATGTCTTGCTCAACAGCAGCATAAATTGACTCGTTATAGGCAACAGCAGTAACTTCCACTGTTCCGCCTTCGCCCTCAGCAACAGAAACAACTCGATATTGCTGCGACTGAATATCGCTGGTTTGAATTAAATAAACCGCCTGTGCTTGTGGTGCTTCACTAAAGGCGCTGCTAACAGTGACCGCAGTGTTTGAGATGCTGCTGATTGTTTTTGTCTCAACCAAGCCTGTCGGCAACAACACTGACAGTGTTGGGCTTGCGGCCAGATTTACAGATAGATCCGTGTCACTGTCAATCGTTACAACAGTTGTGGTTGCAGAACTAACCCTGCCGCTGCGACGTGTGCCAGCACGCAACGGATCAGCAATATCGATGACGATCCCTGGCGTGACAGCAATGCCAGCGTCGATAGAAACAGCAAAACTGACTGTTTCTGACAACAACCTTTCGCTAGTTAGCAACCACTTGCCCAGCCTATGCGCTTGCCCTTGGCTATAACAACCGACTGAACGAATGTCTTTCCTAATGATGCCGTACTTGGCAACAGACTCATGATCTTCAACATACTCATATTCAATGTCACCCAAAGTGTCATAGCTTTGCCATGCAACAGAAGCGCAGGTGTGCCGAGTTTTTTCTGATGCCCCGCTATAAGTAAACAACCCATCAATAACATTGCTTGGCCCTAACAGATATTGCGAATCAGTAGGCTTGTCTTGGCGGAGAACAAGTGACCCAGCGCCGTAATAACTAATCCCTCTAAAAATGCTGGTTAGTTGCTGGATGACGTTGTAAACCTCATCACGAGTATTGAGCAGCAGATTGAGGCTGAATCGTGGCTCTTGGCCGCCTTTGCCATCGTCAACAAGCTCTGAGCAATATCTAGAGATCTCATAAAAGTCGAACACATCAAGCGTCGATGCAGGCACGGAACAGCCATAACGACTATCTGTAAGAAGATCGTATAAGCACCAAGCAGGGTCGTTACTCCAAGTTGCTGCACTTAACGTTCCATTGAAAAGACCACTGTATGAGATACGTCCCAGGTGTGTTGTTGTGTCTACAGTCCCGTTATGTGGGATCCTAATTTTTAGGCCACGAATTAAATATTTACGGCTTGGAATGCTTCGGAATTGTTCCGCACCAAACCGCATCCCAACCACAACGGAGTTTGGATAGGCCAACTTGTCATCTTGGATTTCAGTAAAACTTGAAAAAACAGTTGTACTTGCTTTTTTGGTACTTGTTTCATCTTCGCTTACTCGTATTACACGCAAATCAACAGGAAAATTTCCGTCAATCTCGACCAAGTAATCTCGCTGATAAAGACTGCTACTTTTTCCGGTAATAGTATCGCTTACAACGTCATTGAAGCCGCCACCGTCATATTGCAGTTGAATTTTTATAGCTACAGAATGACCGAGAACATCACCATCATCATTAATTCGTTGCAGAGAAGGTATATTGATAGTGACGCGTGCCTTGTCAACATCAGAGTTCGTGATTGATCTTGTTACTGGTACGGCGTTAGTAACCTCAACACCCACCCCACGTTCGACCTGAATACCACCTGCAGGGTCTGGGATGTAGGGCTGGCCTTGCGTTCCCTCTAATGCAACTACTGTGAAATTATCAAAATTGAACGAGCCATCTGCGTTTTGAACTGCGGTGTCTTCTAAAAATATGCCTTTTGGGCCACCTTCAATCCCTTCAATTTCTCCTTCACAAAGCAAGTCTAAAACGCTTGCATATTGTTCGGATCTAAGGCTGTCGGCTGCCTCTGTTGGCTTGCCCCCACCTTTGCCGCCACCGCCACCGCCACCAGCGCCAAGAACTAACTTTTTATCATCCATCAGGTTTTAACTCCAAATACACCCGTGCCACCTATACCTTCGCCAGCTAAAAAGTCAGCCCCAGCAGGTATTGATCCGATTTTACCGTTAAACAAATATACGTTTGATGAATGATCAACATCAAGGCCAGTGCTAATTACTGCTGAACCAACAACAACACGCCCGTAAGCTATCGGGACAGGTAAACCTTGTTGGTCAGTATTTACTATTCCGCTAAAGGTAAAATTCTTTAGCTTTTCTGAGTCATCCCCAAACTCTGGTATTGGCGAAATCAGTTGAGCGATCCCGCCCAAAATTAAAGCACCTCCGGCAAGTCCAACGCCGAGCATACTCGTAAGACCGAAAGCTGCTGCCGGGACAATAATCGAAACAGCGACCAGCGCAATTCCAGCCAAAATTGAACCGAAACCGCCACCACCAGCACCAGCGACGACAGGTGTAATACTAAAAACCTCACGCTCTGACCAAGGCAAGCTCAGCACGCTCACGTCATCAGGCGTTGCCTGTTGCTTGCCAACCCTTACGCGATAACCGACGCCATCTTGCTCGCTATCCACAAGCCATTTGTCTAAGCCAGGGAAATTAACGCACAAGGCTTTTATTGCTTGGGCTGGCGTAGCTACATCAAGCTCAAACCGGCACTGGCCTAGTCGCTCACGTAGAGCCCCGTAGACCTTGACGACTTTCATGACGTATCACCCTGTCGCAACTTTTCAAATAATAGCCGCCAAGCACGTCCCGAGAACTTAAGCGCCCCTGAACGTGATGCAAGATTTGTTGATCGCCAAGATAAATCGCAGCATGGTTTGGAACTGTCGAGCGCATATTGACCAGTAGTAGATCGCCGCGCTGCATTTCTTCTGTCGGCACCCTTGAAAATCCTTCCTTTGCAAAATTATCCACATACATGTTTTGACCGTTGTGCCACCAGTCATCACGGCGGTAATAGTCATGGAGCGTTATCCCATACTCACGATGGAAAAAGTCGCGCACAAGGCTGTAGCAATCAACAATCCCATGCACAAACTCACGGCCTATGTAGGGCAGTTCAAACCCTTCGGGCTCACAGTATCCCCAAGCCTCTGTTTGAGGATTAACAATGAACCAGGGCAAGCCTGTCTTTTCACAAGCAACGCGATCAGCCGTTGACGGCCTTGGGTTGGTTTTGGGGTGGCTGTGAACGATGCTCACCACTTCCCCGTGTTCTTCTATCTCGTGCCAACCATCTAGAACAAAATGCTCGTCTGGCGTTCGTGCAATATTGCGACAAGGAAAATAACGCCTTCGACCTTTTACAACAGCAATCAAGCCACAAGCTTCTCTTGGAAACTCATCCTTCGCGTGTTGCAAGATGGTGGCTTGCATGGCGTCTGTCAGCTTCATTTCGTCAAACCTGCTCCAGGGAACGATCCAAACGGCAACACGCCATTTTCACCAAACCGTAGCTTGCATGATGCGAGTCTTTTGCCGCAAACATCCTGCGCCAATGCGCTGACACTGTTGCCATTAACATCAAAGAAGTTTGATCCTGCATAGCTACATTCACTGCTCCTATAGATCCATTGGCAAGTGTTAGCCACGATCTGTCGTTTTGGCAGTTTTTGACCCATCAAATCAAACTCACTAGCTAGCTCAAACGCAACAACGTCGCGAGTCTCTGTTGCTTTCCGGTTGATACGCCATATTTCTGTTGGGAACCTAGCGTTTGGATCTGCTGTTGATTCGCCGTCCAAATAACGTTTCAACGTACGAATACGCTTCACGGTTGCACCTGTTAGATCGTTGCCGAGTGTTGTGGCGTTAACTAACGCAAGAAGCGTGGTCATCGTGCCATCAAGGTTGGCAATCGTTAGCGTCGGTTGTGGCAACGTCCCACCCGATCGCATCTCAAACCCGTCAGCTTGAACCGGTAAACGTGTGTATGCGTTGCCGTCAAAAACAATATTGCCTGTCACATCGGCATTACTGCCAGCGTGAAAGCGATAAACGTCGGAACTACCGTGCAGCGTGCTGTCTAAATGCAGCTCAAACAACTCAATGATTGCGCTTGGCGCGAGCACTGAAACGTCTTCATAGACGCTGCTGATTGCAGCCCAGACAACAGTGTTGTCAGTGATTGTGCTGCCAATGTCTGTCGGCCAGCTCGGCTCACTACTTGCAGACGTTCCAGCAGTCGTGCAACGAAACCACAGGCCACTCGCTTGGCTCGTAGTAGCCCTGCGTATATCACCAACAGAAAAAGCGGTGCTGGCTGCCCAGGATGCGACTGCTGCCATTACGGTTCAAATACTTCGCGGAATGTTGTTTGAATTGTGGCGCGGTTCAAATAAGGAATCGACTTGCTCCACTGCTCACAGACAAATTTAGAGCTGCTGCCTTCACCGGGTGGCGTGAAATCGAAGCTTGCGTTATCAGCGGCCCGTGCGTCTAGGAACGTTTCGATAGTGTCGGAATCAGCCTCAGACACCTCAAACGTCAGGTTGTAAGTCTTGGGGTTTTGATTTAAGCCAAACGTCAATCTGGCTTCGTAGCCATCACCAAACTGCACTTTCCGCACCACAGGGGCGCTACTTTTTTGCACGCCATAGGTCGGTGTAATTGAAGGGAATACAGCCATTAGCGGGTCAGCAAGCCTCCAGGTCGTTTTTGCTTGATTAGCTCAGCTTGAACAGCAGCGCCAATCGCCTTGCCAAGTTGCGAGGCGCTTGGACCGTCACCCTCAACAGAAGAGCCAGAAGCATCAACGTTCACAGTCACGTTAGCGCCACCGCCCATCGCATTATTTGGAACGATATTACCCTGCGCTCCAGGGACAAACATCTCTGGGCCACGCTCACCAACTAAGTAGGGGCGTCCACTTGAAACAGGGCCACCGTTAGCTCTTACTCCAAAAGGTGCCCCAAACAAGCTGCTATTACCAAAGGGATTGGTCATGCCACCGCCAATGCCTGCAACGCCAGCAGAACCTCCAGGGCTGGCAGCAGGGCTGTTAAAACCAGGCATTCCCGCAAACATTCGGGCGATGCCGATAGCTATGTACTCAGCAATCATCTTCTTGGCTGTGTCGGCCAGCATATTGGCCACGCTTCGCAAGAAGTTTGCAAAGGCTTCCTGTGCTGTTTGAGCCCCTGTAACAGTGTCAATTAACGCTCCAGCAAATGCTTCTGTTGCCGGGGTCAGCTGATCAATAATCTGTTGTTGACGCAACTGTGCCTGTTCAACAGCTTCTAGTTGAGGCAGCAGATCCCTGTAAATATTTACGCGATCTTTTAGAATCTCGTTTTCTTTTGTTGCTTTATCTATTTCGCCCTGTTTGTCGCTTGTGTCGATAATTGTCTGGTTTAACGCTATCTGTTCGTTAAGGGCTCGGTAAGCGTCTTCTGAACGGCGTACTTGATCGACGCGAAGCTGCAGCATCTGCAATTCATTGGAATCAAAGGGGTTGGCCACGCTGCGTTGGGTATCTGCGATTTGGCGACGGAGACCTCGCCCGATGCCTGCAGTTTTCTGGCCCGCTCGCATACGGGTCAGCTTTTGCTGCAGTTCGATTGCGTTAATGCGTGCGTTGTTCTGATCAAGTTCCAGTCCAAGCGTGTCACGAACTGTTTGTTCACGTTCGTCGTACAGCTTGTTAATAAATTGCGCGTCTCCCGCAACTTTGTTATTTACTAATTCTTGCTGCCTCTGGTAGTCCAGAATTTTAAGCTCTTTAGTTTGACGTTCTTCGATGTTTTGGTTCTGACGGCGCAAATTTTCAATGGTTGTTTCACCTAAACCTTTTGACTTCGTTTCTATACCCAGCTGTTTAAGTTGCTCTCGCAAAATCGCAGCCTGCAACTGCAGTGCTCTAGATTTAGGCCCGGTTTTGCTCGTATTTTTCTTTTCTAGGTTTTTAAGTGCCTCGGCTAAATCAAGCTCAAGTCCAGCAATCTTTAGTGCGGCTTTGCGGAAGCTGATTTCATCCGCTTTAGCCCGGTTTACCAAGCGTTGTTTTTCTTCTAAGAACTTAGTTTTAAGAATCTGTTTTTGAAGCGCTACAACCTGTTCTTCAGTAAGCTCTTTGCCGCCCATAAGCAGCTCTCTACGGAGCTGCAAAACCGCCAAACTATCTGTTTGAATAGCTTTCTCGTTTTCTAAACGTTGCAAATCCTGTGCGCGAACTTTGGCTGTTTGCTCTGTAATGAAAAGTATTTCTCTCTGACGATCTCTTATCTGCTCTTGAACTTTTTCAAGTTCTTTAGCATCTTTTAGAGCTTGTGAGGAACCACCTTTTGTTCGCTGGCCGGTTATGTTTCCGCGCAGCTGAGCCTCACGCGCAGCAAGGCGTTTAAGTTCAGGATCATCTGTAGCATTTGCGCGTCCAGCCATCAAAGCGTTATTTGCTTCTAAAACTTTCGCTGTAAATTCGGTAAGGGGAGAAACAAGGCTGGCTACAGCCGCTCCAAAGATTGTAGAAGTAGCGCTAAATTCTCTACCAAGATCGGCACTTGCCTCGCCAAAAGTTTTTAAAGATTTAACAGCTTGACCGCCGACACGTACAGATAACACCCTGGTAGCAATTTCTTGCGCTTCTGTGGATTCAGCAAGTTTCTCTATCTGCTCGATGTAAGTAGATGTAGCGGTTCCAGCAAGTCCCGCAGCTCTGACTACCTCCGTAAAGTCAAATGTGAACTCGTTAAGAGCCTGCCCGGTTATAGCTACTTGAGCCACAAAACCGTCAAGCGCTCCACCAAGAACTTGGAGTGCGATTGCTGCTGGTCCGAACGTTGCTCCGGCTGCAAAACCGCCGACAGCACCGCCAAGTGCCATACCTGGTCCGCCGCCGAACAAGAGCGGAAAGGCACCAGCACTAACAGCCGCACCAGTTCTTTTCTGAAGAGAAGCGTCCCCAAAAAGACTATTTTTACGATCTTTACGCTTAGCAACTCTATTGTTTAATCGTGTGTCAAAATCTTTTAAGGCTTTAGCATTTGTAGCTTTATCCGCTTTTAGCTCTGCCTTAGCCGCTCTATCAATTTTGGCTAATTTTTGTTTAAATACAATATCATCATTAGCAAGTTCTACTTTAGTTACATTATTTTCGTGCGCTTTTGCTGCTGCAGTTAGTTCGTTATACGCGGTAAAAGCGGTTTTTGTAAGTTGCTCTACTTCCTGCATCTGGCGGATTCTTCCGCCAACAGGGCTTGCAGGGCCTGGACCTATCGGCCCGGCATACTGCTGCATACCCTTCATACGTTGCTGACGTTCCAGTCGTACTCCCCTAAGCAAATCTGCGCGTCTAGCGCTTTCCGCTCTCTTTAGATCATTTGTAAGTCTTATCTGATCTTTTATTTGATTTTTCTCATCTTGCCGTGCTTTTGACCTAGCCCTAAACCCAGATGAATCAAAAGTATCTAGCTGCGAAATTTTTTCAAGCGCTTGTTCAACAGCATCTAACTCTTTTTTAAGCGCTTTAATAGTATTTAGGTTTTTTACCGCAAGCTGAATATCTACGTCGTAGGCGGCCACAGCACAACACGTAAAGGCTTATGGCTCAGTCTACCGTGCGCCCATTGATCGTGCCCTGGAACCGGTCTTAGCGTTTTGTACGGCTTTTTCTTGCTGCTCGTTATACAGCTCAAAGTAAGCGGCCCAGCCAATCAGCTCTTCTTGTGTCAGGTGTTGGGTTAGTTGAGCGACCGTGGTTCCTAGTTCCTTGGCCAGGAAGTAAATGAAATACCAATCGCTGTTAGCTTTTCAAGGCTGCTTTCGCGTCCTCCACCTTGTTTTCTGCACCAGAAGACAGCATCGCTAGTTGGATGTCTTGCAGAACCGCAGCTTCTACAGCGTTTTTAAGCACTGCTTTTTCGCCGTCTTGAAAAAGGCGTTTACCGTCTGCGTCTAGTGCTTTTTCAATCAGCATTCCGAGCGCAAAATCGTTGGCGTCGTCAGAGCCTGCTTTCTTTTGAATAGCTTCGCGCTCAGCAATGGTAAGAGGGTGCCAATAAATCTCTAGCGCAATTTCGTCGCCATCTTTTACTTCGTGCTTGTATAGCTGACTGACGCCAAACTTATTACGGAGTAGCTCAGAGGCACGCATACAGTAGTAGCATTTATCTGAATATACTACACAACTGCTGTGAATTGGCAGGAGATAATGCCAATAAAGTGCGAACGGTCTTCTAACTCCAACGGAGTTGGGCCGGAAACGTCGGATACACGCGGAGATACATTAAAAGTATCGCTATAGCCCGAAGCGTTGACTGAAGTAAGCCCATCAATAACCGCTTCGCTTATAGACGATAAGACAGCCGTACCAGCAGATTTAGGCACGTAAACGTTGCACTGGATAACCCCAGAGTAGTAATCCTGGGCAGCCCCTTGGTTTTGTAATGTGGAGCGATTGAAGTTTATGGTCATCAAAATGTATTTTTTAGTCTTCCCAGGTACGGTGTAGCGCACGTTGTCGTACACCATAAGCACTGTGGCGTCAGCAGCTGAAACAGCGTCGGTAACTGCTTTTTCAAAAGCAGCGCGGGCGTTTACAAGTGTCATAATTTAGAGCCTGGTGTACGAACCAAACACACTGCTACTGGATCCGGTTCTAGTAAAGATACGCCCAGGTGCTTTCTCTTTGAAGGTTTGCTGGACCAACGAACGCATTTCTCCCTGGATAAAGTTGGCTACTTTTGGTGACTCAAGAGCGTAACCTGCGTACTCAGCGGTGTTGCCAATATATACCGTTGGCTGACGTTTGAAATTGAACTCTGGAACGGCAAAACGCGGTTTAATTTGACCCCCCACTGGTTTTTTGTCCGTATGCACCCACTGATTACCAATACTGCTCCAGGTAGTTGCTCCGCCAGGTGCGCGAGTTTCGTAAATTTTTGACCATGGGGCGTGGTCTTCTCTTTTATCCTCAGCACGAATTTTTTGAGTACCTGTTTTCCAGCTTGATGCGAAAAAACCTGTGTCTACAGGGCTGTTCTCTTTTGTGCTTAAGCCTTCAACAGTCAACTGAATTAAGGCGTTGTAATCGTCATTAAGCTGACGTTCCAGGTCAGTGACTATTTGCCCGATACCCTTTTTGCGACCCGCCATTAGAACCTCACCTGAAGGATAAATAGGTACTCTTGATCGCCTTTGTACGTGCGAATGTCTGTAATTTGTGCAACGCGGTTTGACCCTGCGTACTTGAGTGTGATTGTGTCTTCAAGTGTGGGTTGGCTATCGCCTATAAGATCCGGGGTTATGTAGAGCTTACCCTTGCGTTCTTCGCGGCCCTCTTCTTCTTCAGAATCGACAAACTCGATTGGGGCGTCAAAAGAGTAAGACGTGTCTGTCGTCGTTAACGCACCAGTGCTGGTGTTATACGTTGGCGACACCTTGCGGGTGTAAGTGATTGTCGTGTCAAGGGATTTGCCCAGATCAGCGACAACTGATTTGGCAACGCTTTTGAATAAACTGTCTAGTGCTCCTGGCATCTCAACCCCTCACAGTACGAACTTGGTAAGAGCCAGAACCTCCAAGACAATAAGCACCAAGATAAGACTGCAGCCAAGGGTAAACGTCGAAT